AGGAAAGGTCCTTGCAGAGCTGCGTCGCCGAGTCCACGCACTTTGATTTCGCGAGCACGCTGATCACGACATACTGCGCGGCGCTGATCTCCAGGGGCGCGAGATCGGGGTCTTTCGCGAGCACCTCATCGAGGGCATTCATGTGCGCGGCTCGGACGCGATACATCAACTGCCCGACGCAACTGGCCGGCTGGTAGGTCTCGACAGAAAATAAGCGGGAGCATTCCCATTTCCAGTCCCTTTACAGGAATTGGGTCCTCGCCTACTTCCTTTTCTACAGCAGCAAGATATCTCAGCTGTCCTGGAAGGTCAACTACCACGACGTCGATCTCATTGGCACCAATGCTATCCAAACACCTAGTCAAGCTAGTGATTGAATCTTCTGACGGAAAGACTTTCACGAAAATCTCCCATGCTTCCCACGCATCTGTAAGATACGCGAAAAATCGCACAAGAGACTCTGCCTCTGACCTCTCCTTATGTCGCTCAGTATATACCATGCGCTTGAGGAGTTCGATCACAGGACGGTGTGGCCACCCGTGAATCCAGATGTGCCCAAGGAAATGTACCCCTTGTTCGTCCAGAGGTATCGCCTCGCCTGCCGCAACACGTTCCGCCACCCTGAGCGTATCGTAGATGCGACTTTTCTCAACACTTACAGTGAATCCTAGCTCAGCCGCAAACTTTGCTAGGCTCCCGAGATCGTACTCTGTGTTTGATGCAAAAGTCACATCATCACCAAGAATCAACACTCTATCCGTTTTGAGTGCAGCTCCTGTGAGTCGTATCAACACATAGTTCATAAGCAGCAGGTTGCCGACTGAGCCCACCAGGCTCGTAAATGCCGATCCACTGGGTATTCCCTTGTGCTTTTGGAACACTTCACCACTGGGTGTGATAAGGCGTGCGTGAATGAAATCGCTGACGTACCGATCCCACACACTTCTATCCTGCTCGTCCAGATCTAGATGCGTCCTAAGGATGCGGAAAACATCATCGACCATAAATGCAGGCATGGATGCGTCATACCCGGAAAAATCTAGCGAGTATACGTACCTGAACCGCGTCTTGAGCTCTTCGACCAATGCGCCTTGTTCGACGCGCCTGAGCCCGATGGCGAATGGACGCCTTCTCGCCAAGTTTGAATGGACTCTCTTCGAGAAAGCCGAACCCACAATACTCGTGATGATCGACGCCATCCAAATGAGGCGAGTTTTTGGACCAGC